TGCGGCTTCAATAACTAAATATTGTTTTTCTTCGTAAGTTAACATCTTTAAGACATGTATCAAGTGCATTTCAATTAATTCATCTGACTCTAAATACGTATAACAATATTGACCTAAGCCTGAAATTAACCTATACGCAAGATCATTACTAGAATTATATCTAGAACCTTGATACAACTCTGCCGTATATGGTTGATTTTCATTTTGTTTTTGTGTGAGCTGCCAGAAAGCATCCTCACTTAAGTTAGATTTAACTTCATCAACTATACTGATAATAGTTTCTTTGTGTTTAAGAGCGCCGGTGTAACCAGAACCGCCAGTTCCATTACACTTTACTTCTGTTGCAATAAATTTACTCATATTATTATTTGTGTTTAACATAATTCAAATTTTCTAGATACCCAACCATATTTTTCAATATCATCAGCATAAAACTCATCATCACCATACATAAAATAAGCATCGGCTTGATCTAACCAACGTAAAGCAGTTTCTTTACAGTCAGCACCAACTGACATTACATTTTCAACTGCTTTCTTTGCCCACGCTTTTTCTTCAGCGATTTGTTTTTCATTAACCTCCGAAAGATCATTAATAAAATCAGTTAATTCCTGAAAAGACCATTTGTGGAAGTTGTAACCTCTCGGTCTAAATCCGTTAACGTCCTTAAAAAGATCTGATACCCAACAAAGAGCGTCTTCGAATTGTTCTTGATTTGAAATAGAAAAAGTAGAAGTGTTTGACATAATTTATAGTTTAGAGAGGTATAACCTCCATTAGTATACTACTAATATACCACAAATATTTGACATAAAAAAATCTGGGCTGAATTATTTTCAATTTATTTTCATTTGCTTACTTTTAATCTTAAGCACAGATTCTAAATTTTGTATAGAGGTTTTTAAGTAGTCTACTTGGATTTGATTATTACATTCTATTGTTTTATAGAATACATTAACTAAGGCAACATATTTCTTAGCTACTTCTAATTGTTCATCATTTTTACAGCTCATAATTACAGCATGTGCCTTTTTATTAATAATAAACAATTGGTCAATATCTCTTTTAAATTCCATCTATTAAGGTTTTAAATAGTTAAGTATTGTATTCCAATCTGGGAATGTATCTCCTCCAAATTTAAGTAGTTCTCCTTCGAAAGCTGCAGCACCATTATTTGGCCTATCATCAATAAGATAATCTCCTTTTAGTAAATCTTTTCTATGTGTTAAGATTAATTTTCTATTCATAGAAAATCCTAAGTATTGCTCTACCCAAACTCTTTTAGCAGTCCACGCTTCAGCATTAGCCCACGGCGCAGTAGATAAAATAAACACATCATACTTTTCAGAATCTTGTAAAGCTTCTACGGCTTCTATAGCACCGATAATAGGCTTGGCTTGATAAAAAACTCTAGCATCTCTGTCAATTATAGAACCGTATCCGATTTCTTTAATTTGTTCGTTGGTGTAATTTTTATCAATAAATCCTAGTAAGTCTACTACTACGCCATCTAGATCTACGTATATAGTTTTCTTATTTGCCATTATTAGATTTTAAATTAAGTGTTTTGAATAAAATAGTTGTTAAAACATAAATACCTAATGCTTGATAATAAGTTATAGTATTTAAGGGATCTACAGCTGGAACTAAACATTTATTCCAAAGTAACTGTATAACTAAACCTACTAAAGCGATTGCGCCGAAGGCGACGATTGATGCTCCGATTAAAAAGCCGATTGATTTTGATTTCATAATTCTTATCTTTGTTATTACTTAGCTAATATACCACAAATAATTGACAATAAAAAATTATTTGACTATTATTTTCGGATTTTTTATTTTATACTTCTTAGACCACTCTTCAATAAAATTAAAGCCTATACCTAACTCTACGATTTCATATTTATGATCAATGATGGGTTTAGTAGCACGGAGATTATTAATAATATCTACATGTATATTTGTAACTATCATATAATATGTGTTACTAGTTTTCTGTTTTCTATATACAGCAACGTTTGTTGGCTTATCTTGTTCTAACCAAGGTAATTTTAGTTTTTTCATTTCCAGAATAATTGTACCGAAATAAGTGCAAATGCTAAACACAGAGAAACCGCAGTCTTTATGTTAATACCTTCATCTAGAAAATACCACGTTAAGAATGCGAATGAAGTTATACCCATTGAAAATCCTATAAATCTTCCTGGCCATAATGCTCCGTCATAATAACCTGCAATTAATGCGGTTGCTTTAATAAACATGTAGCTAATAATTGTGCCACCTAAAATACTAATAATTAATGGATTCTTTTTAGCCCACTCACTTATAAATTGACCATTAGTTTGAAACCATATTAACGTTTGTCCAGCTAAGAACAATAGCATACCTGCCAATAATCCTTTCAAAACAATGTCGTGGTTTTAGTTAGCATATGGCTTATAAATGAATATCTATGATGAGGTGTTGCTCCATTTTCAGAGATAGCATCTCTATGTTGTTTTGTGCCATATCCCTTATTAGAACCCCAACCATATGATTCGTTACCTTCGCTTAGGCTTTTCATTAGCATGTCTCGTTCTGTCTTTGCAAGAATAGAAGCAGCTGCAATACTAGTATACATATTATCTCCACCTACTACAGTTTCGAATGGTACTCCATTAAATCCATGGAATTGATCACCATCTACTAAGATAAATTCAAATTTTGTATTCTTGTAAACTTCACGTAAACATATTTCCATGCCAGTAAGAGTTGCTTTAAGAATATTAGTAGATTCTATTTCTTCTACGGGAATATGTTCAACATGCCAAGCTATAGCATTTTCTAATACTAAACGCCTTGCTTCTGCTCGAGCACCTTCGTTTAAAAGTTTAGAATCTTTAACTAATTCATGTTGAAATCCATGCGGCATAATGCATGCTGCTACGGTGACTGGTCCTGCTAATGCGCCTCTTCCTGCTTCATCAACTCCAATCTCGATTGCCGAATAATCTTCGTGGTAATTCGACTTAAGTAATATGTGCTTTGCCATAAGTTTGTTTTATGGTTATTATACACGCGATATTACATTTGTTTCCTTTGAGGTCTATCCCACCTCATTTGAATTTCTTTTTTGTAAAAACCTAACTTCTCGTAGAATCCTACATTTTTTTTACTACAGTTCAATATAGTTTTATAGCAGTTCTTTTCTACTGCAAGGTCTTTTAGAAATTCTATCATCATAGAACCAACACCCATACCCTTTGCGTTTTCATCTACTGCAACGTCCTCAATAATTGCTATTCTATTACCTGATCTGATTAGTTTATTAATAGTGATCATACTAGCTACACCGATTATGCGTGTTTCATCTTCGACAACAATATATGTAATACTGTTATCCTCTAATATGTTCCACCATTGTCTCGCAGGTGCTTCTGTGTAACCAAAGTGTTGGCTATAGATTTCACAGATTCTAGTTAGATCATCACCCTTGGCTAATCTAATACTTATTTGATGTTGTTTTGAATTTTCCATTTGTCATATCTGACTACAACCTCTTGTAAAATCTTTGCTCTAACAATATCCTTTTCTGTAAAAATATGTGTTCCTACACCTTTTACATCTTGGATCAAATTGATAAAATCTGGTAAACTAACTTGCGAAGCTTGAATATCTGCTTGGCTTACGTCACCTGTAACTACAACTTTACTTTTACTACCCATTCTTGTTACAAATAACATTAGTTGTTTAAAGTTAGCATTTTGAGCTTCATCTAAAACCATAAGTGCATCGTCGAAAGTATCACCTCTCATATATGCTAATGGTTCAAATCTAATTATCTTCTTTTCAAATAATGTCTCTGTTAGTTCGTGACCAATTATTTTTATTAGATTTGATTTGTATGATTTCATGTATGGATCAACTTTATCTTCGATCCCACCTGGTAAATGTCCTAGCTTTTCGCCAGCCTCTTGAATTGGTTTACATAAAATGATTTCTTTTATCTCTTTGTTCTGTAACATTTGCAATGCAGTATAACATGCTGTAAATGTTTTTGAAGTTCCTGCAGGTCCATAACAAAATGTTATGTCATTTTTTAAAATAGTGTCGACGTAATCTCGTTGTCCGGGTCTTAGTCTAATTGTTTTAATTCCTGCAGCGATTGATGCTGCTCTAGAGGTTCTTGCCATATTGTATATTTTTTTAGTCACCTGCCATAATAACAAGTTCTTTAAGTTTTAATAATTTGTTACACTTCTCGTATTCTTCTAATGATTCGAAGTATTTAATCATTAGATCTATAAAATGACTTCTTTGTTTAATTCCATGTGGTATTTCTACAATATGATCGCTGTCTTTAAACGCTATAAAGCGATTAACAGTTTTCGTAAAGTTCCTAGTAATCTGATAGTATGATGCTCTCATTAAACTATCTTTATCGGAATTAGAAATAAAATCGCTCATCTCTTTGGTACAGTTATTTTTAGCATGGTTTGCCATATGACTAGCCATTCTTTAGGTATATATTGTATATAGATTTGTGTGGAGAATAATTAGATACCTAAAATATTAGGATATTATTTTATTCGTTTGAGTCCTTTTTAGATTGGACATATTTTGCCTTAGCGTTTTGTTTTCTTTTTACTTCGCTAGGTTTAGTAAACTGTTTTCTATCCCTGATCTCTCGTAATTGTTTTGTTCTAATTACTTTAGATTTATAATTTTTGAGTGCTCTTTCTATACCACCCTTATTAACTTCTATTCTTAGCATTTGTCTTCTATTTCTATTTGCTTTTTAATTTCAAAGATAACTTTACATTTTTCAAAGTCTTCTTTCTTTTCATAATGTTTTAACATTTGTTCCATTATAAAGATTTTTCTATCACTTTCAAAATCAGATAGTATTACGTATGTTGGATGATTTTGCATAGCATCGAAGACTGCTCTAAAAAAAGCTTCTGAATTTAACAACATTATATTATTAACAATATTATACCACATATCTTTATTGTCGTTGTCGTTGTTACTTTTATCAAAAAATGAATTATTCATTATTCTCTTCTTGGCTATGTTTTATTTTATTTATATATTCAAGAGATTGTTCATTTAATTCTGGGTAGATGGCATTTATTCTACACAAAAGAGAACCTCGTCTATTTTTACCATAAACTGGATAACCTTTATCTTTAATTCGTAAAGTTTTTCCAGGATAACTTTGAGATGGAACATTTACCGCTAACATACCGTCAGGTGACCAAACTTCAATTCTACAACCATTTATTATATCGTACCACGGAAGATTATGTTCTATCCATATGTCGTCGCCTTGTAAAATAAAATTAGGATTTACTTCGACGTTAGTGTGAATAACTAAATCGCCTGATGGTAAATTTGAATTGTATGGGTGTGGTTGTCCCTTACCGCTTAGTCTAAATTTTTGGCCAGTTTTTAATCCTGGTTTGAAGTTAACATTTATTTGCTGGCCATTTATTGTGAATATTTTATCAAGACCGTTCATGCCTTCCATAAAAGAAACATGCATTTCTACTCTAACATCTAACCCTTTTTGTTGAGGTTGCTGAGCACCACCAAACATTTGATCAAAGATGTCACTTAGGTTTACATTAGAATCATTGAATTGCCCAAAGAAATCTGCGCCTGATCCTCTGCTGTCGTATATATGTCTTTTGGATTCATCGCCGATAACATCGTATGCTTCGGCAACTAGTTTGAATTTTGAGTCATCTCCACCTGATTTGTCAGGATGATATTCTTTGGCTAATTTTCTATATGCCTTTTTAATATCTTCTTGTGTTGCAGTTCTATCTACACCTAACGTATCATAGTGATTCATTCCTAGATTTTTCGTTAATACGAAGGTCTGATCTTAATTTACGTTCTTCAAGTTTTTCTAACTTTATATTACGTTTTTCTGCAATAGCTTCTCTTTTGTTAGATGCTTCCATCGCGTCAGCAATTCTTTTTAATTGAGCTGCTATTTCTTTAGCTGTCTTTTCTTCCATGTCTATTCTTTACTAAGTCTGATTTACCATTCTGGAAATCTTGCCATGGTAATGATTTATCTTTCTTACCAGTTTGAGGACCGTTTACCATTATAGTATCTTTATACGGATTTGTTTCACCGTCACGACCTTGGGCCTGCATTGTTCTCTTCATCCAAGTGTGCAAATCCTCTATAGATCCTCCAAATTGTCTAATTCTTTCTAGGTCTGGATTATCAGTAGACCAATCTTCCATAAGATCTTCTCTACCTAATTGCTTATAAACTTCTTGCCTAGTCTTTTCCATTTTATCAGCGTACTTAGGATCATCTTTCCTGTTGAATACTATCTGTTGTGTTAAAGAACCGCTAATAGCCTTTAAATCTTTCTTTCTAGATTTGATCAACCATGCTGCTAAATCTTTAATAGACAAATCTTTAAATCTACCTTCAGCATCCGGCCAATCGGCATCTTGCCATTCTGGTCTAGCTTCACTAATAAATTGTTCAAATAATTGAATGTGCTTCATGTTTTATATATCTTAAAAAACCCAGTCATTTCTGACTGGGTTTAATCGGGGGCCCGCGTTAGTTAGATAGCACTAACACGTAATAGATTATATATCTTGTCTTAATGAAATACTTTGACTAATTATTTTTTGATGCTTTACTAATTCTGCACATTTTTCAAATTCTTCTAACTCTTCGTAATGTGCTATCATTACATTAAATGTTTGCATAAGTTCATTCACTTCATTAGGCTCCATCATTCTAATGTGCCAATCACTGATACCTTGTGAAACTATATTTTGATAGTTTTCTTCTATTGCAGCAGAAATCATGGCATCTTTATACTTTTCTAATTTATGATCAAAGTCATTATTAGAATTTTCTAAAAAGTCATCAAAGTCAAAATCGTCTTCTTTCATATTTAATTGTTTATAGTACTAATATACCAATAATAATCGACATAAAAAAATCTGGGCTGAATTATTTTATATTTATTTTCTTAGTGTCGTTCAGCTGCTTAAAATTGAGGGTCAATATACCATCTTTCATTGTTGCTGTAATAGAATCCATGTCAATTTCTTCTGGAAATCTAAACTTTTTGGTAAATGCCTTTGCGAATGAATCTTTATCATCTGCACTAATAGTTAATAATTGACCTTTGGTTTCTAGATCAATATCTTTTTTACTAAAACCTGGAAGACTTACCATAAGAGTGTCTTTTTCTGTTTTATATTCTGGTCCTGTAATTCCTAAAGTATCCCATGCTGCTTTAGATACTGGGAAATTAAAGAAGTTATCGAATGCATCTTCTAATGCACCATTTCCTAAATTTGATAAGTTTGTTAAATACATAATTTTAATTTTATTTGTTTATATAAGCAATGTGCTCATATACTATACTGAAAATATTATTCCAAAGTAGTATTTAAGACTTAATGTCTCGTACATATGACACGTTGTCTTATATTAGAATGGCGATGTTGCAACATCTGCAACAATTGGCATGCCAGCCATTTTTAAAATAATATTAGCAGTAGCTTGAATATCTTTTTCGCAGTATGTTTTAATCTCTCCAAGCCTTCCATTCCAATAGTACTCATTTACTTCTGGCCCTGACATTGCGTCTTTAGGTGATGGAATACCTAGAAGCTCTGAAATTAAACCTAACTTAGCAGAATTCCAACCACCAAATTTCCAAACGTCTTGCGTATCTAATAAACAGTTTTCCCATGGTTTTTGTTTATGTAAATGAAATGAAGGCGGAACACTAACTTTATTGATTAATGATCTTTTAATAAGATACGGCATATCAAATCCTTTAATATTGTGCCCAACCCACTGCATCTTAGGGTACTTCTGCATGATCTTGGCTGCAGTCGTCATAAATTCTTTAAGAACATTAGCTTCATCTAACCCGCTGAAAGACACTGCTTTAAAATCATTAGGGTGTCCAGTTTCGTCGAACTGTATCTGACCCATAGAAATACAGACTATTTTACCCCATTCTGGGTATAAACCTGCCATTCTTGGCCACATTTTATGTGGATCTTTAAAATCTTTAAGAGTTTCTGGTTGATTTTCTAGAAGTTGAGTAGTTTTAAGGTTCCAATACTCTTCTAAGTTTGGATTCTCATCAATAACTTCTTGTAATGTTTCTTTCTGTGTTGATGTCTCTATGTCTATAAAGATCATCTGCTTTAATTCGCTTGATGTGTACATAATATATTCTTTAATAAGTAAACTTCCTAACTATGTAGGTATTACTTATACGATGTACTTGAAAAAGGTTTAAAAATTATGTCCAGACTGTATCGTCCCAGGCTTTATATGAAGAAAGTTTTGAGTATGATTCAAACGTAAGACTAATCATTACGTGCCCTCCAGTTACAGATGCAGGCGTAGATTCATAGTTAAACCAGTAATTAGGCGCGGTTTCTATTCTACCGTTTAAAAAATCAAATAATTCGTCGACTTGCATGTGGTGAACCCATACATTTACGATCATACATTCCATGTTAGCTTGTCCCATGTTTTTTATTTTTCTACTGAAAATCTTTTTTTATCAAAATTAATAGTAGCTTCAACATCTTTCTGCTGAAGCATATCTATTTGCGAATCTTCTTCTTTATTTAGTTTTTTACCATAAAAATCTTCAAAAACCTTTTTATAGTAATATGCCGCTACACCGTATATAGGCATAAATTCAGAAGACATCTCTACTACCCATGGTTTTCCGTCTGTGTCTACCATCAAATCAACCGAATATATGTCTAATTCACTATGAGCCTCTGCAAATTCATTAAAGACTGATTGCCAATTCTGTGGCATATCTTCCATTTTCTTAAGCACATATTTAAAGTATAACTTATCGTCCTTCTTTTTAGTCATCTTTTTAGTCTCTTCGTTACCGTGTACTCTTTGTACCCACATAACAGGCTCACCTCTCCACATCATTATTCTATGTTCTTCATCGATGTCTATCTTCTCGCTAAAAACTTCAAAGTCAGAAAGGTCCACATCTTTAGAATCCTCGAGTGAATCTATTTTAATTATACCTTGTCCTGAGAATCTGTTCTCAGGCTTTGCTATAATAGGAAACTTAAGTTGATCAATCTCATCTGCATTTAAAATAGTTTTAGGAACATGCTTAGAATCATTGTGAGTTTTATGCCATTTTACTTTAGATGCTATTTCCATCTTTTTTTCTTCAGGATTATAGATTAATTCCTTTGGAGTACCGGCTTCTAATAATCTCTTAGTATGTGTATTACAGAAATTAATTACTGGTAGAGAAGCTTTTTTAGGATTATCTCCCTTTGTAAATAATTCCATATATTGGTTAGCATGAAAATCATCACCTATTACAAACTCAAAGTCACTTAGTTCAGTAGAAACACACATGATTACTTTGCGCAATTCACCATCGCGCTCATTAATAAATGTTTGGAAATCTTTAATTTTCATAAATTATATATCTCTGTGAGAATTAAGTTACTTTACGATGGAGACAAGCTGCCATTATATTCATCTGGATGTTCCTTCTTCATACCTTCTCTATATGCTTTTGCCATTTCTTTAAGGTCTTTATCTATTTCTTCACTTAATTCTTGATCATAGACCCATTCTATCCAATGTTTGTAAACTACTGTAAAACTTCCAGGACCAATTCCTGGATTTCCGTTAAGTTCAGGTACCCACATCGTGCCATCTTTATCTAACATTAAATCAATGTTATAAAATTCTAACTTTACCTTTTTACTAAGCTCTTCTTTGATTTTTTCGATTTCATCTATGTGTGGAAATTTTGACATGTCTTGATCAAGATATACTAAATCTATCTTTTCGTCTGCATCTTTTTTGCCAACTGATTTATCGTTTTTGGTATTAGTAACTCTTTCGCACAGGTGAATAATTTTATTATTCATAACAAATGCTCTAAATTCTCTATCAATGTCTTTGGCTTCTTGCCAAACATCAAATTTCATTTTAGATTTTTTAGCATCTTCATATGAATCAAACTTTTCAATACCTTGTGCACTTTCGCCTATGGCTGGTTTAGCTATAATTGGAAGTTTTAATTTTTCTACATCGTCTAACTTATATACACAATTTGGAACAAAATCTGTTTGATCAAATTCTTTATAGAATTTAATTTTATCTGCAGCTAATTGAATATCCTCTACTTTATTATAAACTCGAGCTTTCATTTTTTCAAGTTCGACATGAGAGACAGACATAAAGTTTAAAATAGGTTCATCATATCTAGTCTTATTATGTCTTCTATTATCTGGAATTCTCTCGTCTTGATTATAGCCATTATCGTCGACTAATATTAAATGTGCATATTTTTCATATATTTCAGCTAACATTCTTTTTGTAAAATCCTCTTGCTTTGGTGACAAACCAATATCGCGCATAATGATTTGAATTTGCGGAATCTCGTGTTCAGCAAATCTTTCGTTTAAAAATGTTTGGAAATCTTTTATAATCATATGCTATATATCTAGGAAGGGAAGACTTCTATTGTTCTTTCTTCTCTAACTAGATCAGCCCATTTACCTTCATATCTTGTACCTTTGACGATATGATTATCAACCCAATGATAATTACCACCCCTTGGTTTACCCATTAACAGGCCATGATATTTAAAACCATACTTATCTAACCAAGTTTCTGTAATATCTCTTACGTCTTCAGTTCTTGAAGTAAAGAATGTAATTACATGTCCTTCATCGTACCATTTGTTAAGAGTCTCTACAGCACCAGTATATGGTAATACCAATGTCATTCTTTCTGGTTCTTCGTTTGGTACATCATCAGTAATTGTACCATCAATATCAATTAAGTAATTCTTAGCGCCATTTTTTAAAACAGGCGACACTAAATGCCCGTCATCTCCAACGATCTTGTTAAACGTAATCTCTTTTTTCATATTGTTTTGTTTAAATGTTAATCTAATTTTCTCATGAAAGATACATTGATATATCTTTTTCCTGAATCTATAGGTCTAGCACCATGTAAATGAGTTACCATGCCTGGATGTAATGTTGCTGTTCCTACTTTTTTAGGATTAGAAAGTATATTGTATTTAGGGAACCATGTTCCTCCGCCTTCAAATTCATCATTTAATTTTACAACCATTGTAATATTACTATAATCATGATGTAAAGATAAATGTGATTGTCTACTGGTAGTGTATCTGGCCATAAAGTTTTCTGATACCATATTTGACCATCCGGCTCCTTCTAATTTCCATATGTGTATGCATAATGGAAATACAATTTCTTTTAAAACTCGATGATACGCATCTTGTAATTGTATGTCTACTAAAAGTACATCATTTGTTGGATAATTATCATGTCTATCTTGTGTCCAGTTGTCTAACGTTTCTGCCAATGCAACGGCTTCTCTGCAAAACTTAGGTGTAAATAATTGAAATTCATATATGTTATTACCTAAATCGTCAAGCATTAAATCATATTCTCCTTGACTTAGTGTGCGATTTACATATTTCTCTAGCCATGCCTCCCAATTAGAAGTGTCTAATATTTCAAAATATTGTTGTGTATTTTCCATTTTATTATTTACTTATGTACTAATAATTTAATCAATTCATTCCATTCATATGATCTTTGATCCCATGTTTGACATTTTGCCCAATCGTAATTTGATTCAATTACCTTTTCTTTAATTTCTGATCCTACTCTTTCTATAGATAATATGGCGCTATTCCAATTTGTTTCATCAACTTCATTGCATATAATACCAGATTGTACTGTTTCTTTAAGGGCTGCGGTTGGTGTTATTATAGGAATAACTTTTGCATATTGCATCTCAAGCGCAGTAATACAGTATGTCTCTTCATAATCGGTAATGTAACACCAGTATTCTGCACGTAGCATAGCGTCGTGTAATTCTGTTTGATTTTTATTACCCATAATAGTAACGCCATCTAACATGTCAACTATTGGCCTGATATCTTCTAATTGATCTTCACCATATTTAGGGGAATATATGTCTAGCGTTGCAGTTGGTTTTACAGACTTAATTTTAGGCCATTGATTTAACAATAACATTAAACCTCTGGACGGCTCAGAAGACCAAATAAATTTATTTTTTATTTTAATTGGATTTCCAATAAATGAATCAGTATTAATACCGTTTCCTATAATTTTAATATTGGAAATGTCTATATTATATTTAGAAGACCACATGTTAGCATGCCAGTTAGTTAAACAAACCGTAGCATCGACATGATTAAGTAATTTATCTGAATCTTCTATTTCTACACCATTATACCATGGATGATAATGTGTATTGTGTACCCAAAATACTTTCTTTGCAGAGTATTCTTTAAATTCTAGTAAGAAATGAATATAGCTAGCAGATATAATAATGTCTATATTATTATAATATAATTTATGTACATTTTCGGTAGGCATCCAAGTAACTCCATTTACTTTTCCTGCATTTTTAACTTGACCTGATATTATCACTTCATGTCCGAATTTTACCATTTGATTGGCAACATTTATTAGTGCTATCTCTGTTCCTCCTCCGGTTTTTATATCAGGGGATAGTTCTTCCCACTGATAACCTATATAAAATAATATTCTCATTAGATTTTATTTATAATGTTGACCTCCTACCCATAATACTAAGCTTCTTCTAACACCGCGTGTTACTGGAGAAACCCTATGCATCATATAACTTGGGAAAATTATAACTATACCTGAACCCCTAGGTGTAGGATCATGTACTTTACCGCCTTGCCATATTTCTAGATCTCCGCCAGTATATGATTCACTATCTGTTAATTGTACAGTTAATGAAATCTTTCTTAGTGACGCATCTCCCGGTCCTATGTCTTGGTGCCAATCATAGTGACCATCATCAGTTGCATGATATTCAGTATATTGAATATTTTCAATAATATCGTGGATATTGAATTTCCACAATTCGTTATTTGCCTCAGATATCATGTCTTTAAATTTATTATATAGCCAATCCCATTCACTGTTATGTGGGATCCACTTTATCTTTGAAGATCTAACATCTAAAGATGGAGCTGAATTCTCAGCTGAGTCTCCAATAATGGTGGCATTTTCATATTCTAAACCATGTATAAGATTATTAAACTTAATTAATTCTGTTTGACTTAGTCCATTCTCAAACCAATAATACTGTTGAGGGTCATTATATTCCCTTTTAAAAGTGTATGACATATCTTTATTATTATACTATTATATTATATATCTTACAAATGTTTAGAGCAAAAAAAGACCTAACGTTAATTAGGTCTTTTTATTATTCTATTATTATTTTAAATTTTAAAATCTAGGGCAACCATCAACTTGGAAACAGTAGTCCACGGTGTCACCGGCTTTTTCATCACCTACATTTATTATCATATACCTAAACTTACCATCGTTCCAAAATGTGATACCATTAATATCAGTTAATTGACCTTCTTCGCCAAATACGGGGAATCCTCCACCATCTTCACCTGCAGGGCCTTGTGGTCCAGTTGGTCCAGTTGCACCATTTCCACCATTTTTTCCAGGAGCACCTTTAGCACCTTGTGGTCCAGTTGGTCCAGTTGGTCCAGTTGGTCCAGTTGCACCTGTGCCACCTTGAGCACCGGTATTTCCTTTTGGTCCTTGTGCTCCAGTAACACCTTTAGCACCAGTTCCACCTTGTGGCCCAGTTGCACCTCTTGCGCCTGTGCCACCTTGAGCACCAGCAGGTCCTCTTGCACCTGTGCCACCTTGAGCACCTGGTGCACCTTTTTGGCCTTTAGCGCCTTGAGCACCGCCACCACCTTGAGGGCCAGCAGGTCCTCTTGCACCTGTATTTCCATAAACTCTACCTACATTTATTGGTCCTTTAGTACTGTGTTCTAATACTAGATCTACACCTGAAAGGGCTGCACTTAAGAAACCTGTTCCTTGTGCACCTTGTGCACCTTGAGAACCTTGAGAACCTTTAGGTCCTTGAGCACCTTGCGGTCCTTGTGCTCCAGTAACACCTTTAGCACCTACTCCACCTTGAGCACCTGTATTTCCTTTAGGTCCAATTGGCCCTTGAGAACCTACATTTCCTTTAGGTCCTTGTGCTCCAGTAACACCTTTAGCACCTACTCCACCTTGAGCACCTTGAGAACCTTTAGGTCCAGTTAGTCCAATACTACCTTGAGCACCTCTATCACCTTTTGCACCTGCATTACCTGTATTTCCTTTAGGTCCTTGTGGTCCAGTAATACCTTTTGCACCAGTTCCACCTTGTGGCCCTTGAGCACCTACATTTCCTTTAGGTCCTATTTCTCCTTTTTGACCTTTAGCACCTTGAGCACCACCGCCACCTGTATTTCCTTTAGGTCCAATTGGCCCTTGAGCACCTACATTTCCTTTAGGTCCTATTTCTCCTTTTTGACCTTTAGCACCTTGAGCACCACCGCCACCTGTATTTCCTTTAGGTCCAACTGGCCCTTGAGCACCTTGGGCTCCTTGTGGTCCTTGCGGTCCAACATCACCTTTTGAACCCTTTGGTCCAGTTCCACCTTGTGGTCCTTGAGCACCTACATTTCCTTTAGGTCCTTGAGCTCCTTGTGGTCCTTGTGGTCCTTGTGCACCTTTAAATCCTGAGTAGTTAGTAATATTAAAGTTTCCTGTGTGTAATACTTCGTTACCACCTACGGTTGTTCCTTGTTTTAAATCTGCCATTTCTTTATTCTAAGTTTTGATTTAATGCCACTAAACAGTCGTTAGAATCGCAACCGCTTGAGTCGCTTCCACAAACTTGACATGTATATTTTTCTGTATCACTCATATTCTATATATTAAAATTATTATTTAATATGCTCATCTGTTTCTGTAAAATTAAATGCATTTATTGTTCCGTTAGCACCTAAATCCATAGGATCTATTTCAATAATCATTGGTAATGCCCACCAAGTTTTATGTTCACCTCCATTTATACTAGCGGTATTGTAATAGTCCAACCATCTTAAATGTATTGATCCATCTGTTTGTTTAAATCTACTAACTCTAATATTACCGCCATTAGCGCCTCTATAACCAGCGGTTCTTTGATTATTATCTGCACTTGCATTTTCATAATTACCAGCCCATCTACACCAATGATCATTATAAAATTCATTACCTTGTGTGTCTGTAAACCAATATGGTAAAAAGAAATATGTACATAATGACCATTTATTCTTTTCTATATGTTGTCCTGCTGGGTACATACAATATGGATTAGTAGTATTACCAGTACCTGAATATGCATATGTTGGCACATGACTACCAGATGTATTTCTAGTATGTGTTCCTACATAATTACGGCCACCAGTATCGTCTTTTTGTAAACAATTCATCCATATCATAGCAGCGTACATTTTGTCAGAATCTATATTAACGTAACCAATATCATTATATCTGTTAGAATCTCCACTAAAGTTTTTACCTTCATGAATAGAATAATGACGCCTGTCTGTTAATTCTCTGTCAAACCATACTACATTATTAGTATCAAAACCTGAACCTGTTCTAGAATCACCTAAATTAGGTCGACCTGTTAAATTTCTATCTGAATGAAACACTGTCCAATAATTATCTGGATTAGTAATTCCAAAGGCAGCTGTTGATTCTACTAAAGCTTTACCATCGAATGAGTCATGACCTTTAAGTGTTTGTGATCTATCTCTATTAGGATCAAATCCACATTTTTGTATAGTTACGTTTCTTACATAAGAAGTTCCAACGTCAATACTGTTTGGCATATGATAATGCCCATATCTAATGTATTTTCTATTTGATATGTCTTGAACTTTAAAATAAAACTCGAATTCTTCCCATTCTATAGATGTGCTACTAGATTGTGCAGAACTAATCCAGCCGTTAGTGTCTGATGCAGACCAAATATATGAGGTTACACTACCGCCAGCTTCCTTTCTATCTAAGCTTACTTTATGTTGTCCTCTCATTCTAAGATACTCTTGTTCTAAAATCTGGCCTGAGCCGTTACTTGAGATTGTGTGGTGAGGTCCATGATTAAAACTATAACCCGTTCCAGTATATGACATTTCTTTCATTCCAGCACCATACATTAAATCCATTCCATAACCTTCTGATCCTATTGCACCCCAATTACCTGAAACATGCATTGAACAAATAGATTGCGCAACTCCTTCTGTATTAGTATGCAATACTTCTTTAATAATACCTAAAGTACTAGTACCTATTGCGGCATATGGATGTCTATGTGTTGGGCCATTGCCTCCAAAATGAAACCAATGATAAGCTCTTACATTTCTCATGGCCTCAGCCAACGTTGCGTTAGAGCCTATGGCATCATATGAAGATAATGTAAATATTACTTTTTCTCCGTATTTCCCCTCCATTATACCAGTTAGAGCATCTGCTAAATCATTTCTAGCGTTGTCATTGCCATACACATCAAAACATAATGAGTCTATCAATGTGCCATTATGTTCCATGATAACTAGTGTTAAACCTCTACATGAATTGTAAATAGTATATGATTCTCCTTTTTCAATTGAAATTAAAACATCAGTCTTTGAGCCATTAGCCGGAGAAGAGTTATTACTACCTGCTGTAACTTCAATTGTATATAATGAAGCCTCACCAGATTCTCCTAAATGTGCTACTTTTAAATTTCTATCTTTACTTAGTTCCATTTAAATAGATTAATTATATTGTTTGTGTTATACGGTAAATCTCATTACAGTACCGTCATATAGTATTTCTGATCCATTGATATTAAGTCTTGTACCGTCAAACGTTAAACCTGATTCAGCGTTTACAGATGATCCACCCGTTGCAGTAATAATTCTATTGTTAGAATTGTTAACTACTGAAAGAGTAGGTCCTGTAGCTCCTGTTTGTCCCTTTTGACCAGTACCACCTTGACCACCTGTTTGTCCCTTCTGACCTTTATCACCTTGAGCACCAGTATTTCCTTTTGGTCCTTGTGGTCCAGTAATACCTTTAGCACCTGGATTTCCTTTAGGTCCAATTGGCCCTTGTGCACCTTGGCCACCAATTATACCTTGTGCTCCTTGTACACCTTTAGCACCAGTATTTCCTTTTGGCCCTTGTGCTCCAGTAACACCTTTAGCACCAGTTCCACCTTGTGGCCCTTGTGCTCCAATAACACCTTGTGGACCTTGTGCTCCTGTTTTTCCTTGTGGTCCTTGTCCACCAGTAATACCTTTAGCACCTTGGCCACCTTGTGCACCTGTTTGTCCTTTTTGACCTTTTTGACCTTGAATACCTTGTGATCCAGTTTGTCCTTTTTGTCCTTTTTGACCTTGAATACCTTGAGCACCTTGGCCTCCTCTACCACCTTGAGCACCAATCTCACCTTTTTGACCCTTAGTACCTTGAGCACCTTGAGCACCTACACTTCCTTTAGGTCCAATGCCACCTTGATTTCCATAAACTCTACCTACATTTATTGGTCCTTTAGTACTGTGTTCTAATACTAAATCTACACCTGAAAGGGCTGCACTTAAGAAACCTGTTCCTTGTGCACCTTGTGGTCCAGTAGGTCCTTGTGCACCTATGTTACCCTTAGGTCCTTGACTACCGCCAGCACCTGTTTGTCCTTTTTGTCCTTTTTGTCCCTTTTCACCTACTCCACCTTGAGCACCTTGACCGCCTGTTCTTCCTTGTGGTCCTTGTGGTCCAAGATCACCTTTAGCTCCTTGTGGTCCAATGCCTCCTTGTGGTCCAGTTAGACCTTTAGCACCAGTTCCACCCTGTGCACCGCGTTCACCTTGTGGTCCTTCAAAACCTTGAGCACCTGTTTTTCCTTGTGGCCCTTGTGCACCTTGGGCTCCTTGTGGTCCTTGTGGCCCAAGATCACCCTTAGCTCCTTGTGGTCCAATACCACCTTGTGAGCCTATCGTTCCTTTTGGTCCCTGTGGCCCAAGATCACCTTTAGCACCAGTTACACCTTGTGGCCCTTGTGCACCTACATTTCCTTTTGGTCCTTGTGGCCCAAGATCACCTTTGTTACCTGTTCTTCCATCAACACCTGAAGTTCCGTTATTACCTGCATTACCCTTAGGTCCTTGAGCTCCTACGATACCTTGTGCACCTTTTGGTCCAACATCACCTTTTGCACCATTAACACCACTTGATCCGCTTGATCCGCTTGATCCACTTGATCCATTTGATCCAGAAGTACCTGATGTTCCAGATATACCATCAACACCTGATTGTCCTTTTTGACCTTTATCACCAACATTACCTGTTACTACAAAAGACATTATTATATCAGCGCCATTTGCAAATGGAATAGTTGGGGCAGAAGTAGCAGTCATATCTACATTTAATTCCCACCAACCTGAACGATTAGTTAAATTTGATATTGAATATGTTACAAAAGAGTTAGTATTTGTTTTTTCTGCAAATCTTACAAAACCTTTAATTGCTGAAGTTGAAGAGTCAACTGTATTTAAGAAATTGCTAATGTCATTACCTAAATCATCTGTAGCATCAACTGCAAGTAAACTAACACTTGCCATTGTATTGCTGTTTGTTCTAACTTTACCTCTACCTGGATCAGCTATAGAATTTGATGAAGAATCATGAGTATAATCAAAACTAGCTCCACCAAAGTTACCTGTGTTACCCTTAGAACCTGTATTACCAGTGACACCTTTTTGACCCTTTTGGCCCTTTTGTCCTTTAATTCCAGAGCTTCCACTTGTTCCTGAATTTCCAGTTTGTCCTTTTTGTCCCTTTTGACCTTTAAGGCCAGTAGAAGGTCCAATCCATTCTCCTTTAGAATTGATAATTGAAACACCTCCTACTTGTAGGGTGTTATTACCTGTTATTTGAAAATTAATTAAACCAGAGTTAGGTACAAAAACATCTGCGCCTATAACTATGTTATTAGAATTTTCATATATAGCCTGAACGAATGCTCCACCTATTTCTACTCTTAAATCTGCAGGTATCTGAATCTTATCTGAGTCAGATCCAAAATGATCATGTAAATATTCACCTATTCCAGCAGATTCATCTTCAAGAGCATGAATTGCATCTAAGATGTCATCTACGATTGGACCAAGTGTGTATAAATCAGTGTATTCTTGTGTAGCAGAATAAGCAGTTGGTTTATGAGCACCTTTAAAACCAGGATTATTTAAACCTATTTTTGCGTTTTTTGCGTTAGCTATGTTTGTTGCATTTCTGCTAAACTTCATAGCTGCAACCATATTGGCAATACTTTTTAGTGATCTTCTAGGCATTTTACTAGTTACTTTTTTTTATATAATTATTTAAGTTTCTTAATCTCATCTTTTAAAGACTTAACTTCTTCTCTAAGATCTCCAACAACTTTTACTAAGTATGCAGTTACCTTATCGTAGTTTACAGAAGATACTTCCATAATGTCTTCTCCAGTTTCTTCATCCTTACCTGGCATCCATGCTACCAATCTAGAATCAAATTCTGCAACTTCTTCGGCTATAAAACCAGAGTCTAATCTATCAGTTCCGTTCCATTTGAAAGAAACTGGTCTCATATGTTTAAAGAATTCGTCGGCACTAAAATCTAAATCAATAATATCATGTTTTAGTTTTTTAGTAGATTTTTGTATACCAAATCCATTTGGCCAAGATGCGTCCCATATAATATTTTGTGGAGATGTCATACTTCTTTCGTCCAACATAGAACCTGCGCCTATTGAAAAGTGAGATCTTCCACCATATTCTTCTCGTTCTCCTGTAGGTACAAATCTGTACCATTCAGTTAGGCCATAATCAAAAACCATTTTTTCTAAACTGTTACCCATTCCGAAACCGCCAGCATGTATGGTGTGTTCTATAGTAACACCAAAAATATTTACATTAGTTGCTGTGTCTAAAATACCTTGTCCTCTGTGATATGTTAATGCTTCTTCAGCTTCTATTGTAGAAGTTCCAGTAGATACTAAGATTCTATCTTTTACGTTGTAGTTGATAGTAGTTGTTCCTGAAGAACCGCTTGATCCATCTTTACCACTTGATCCGTCAGTTCCATTTGTACCTGAAGTTCCATTAGTTCCAGAAGAACCATTAGTTCCATTAGTTCCAGAAGTTCCATTAGTTCCAGAAGTTCCATTAGTTCCAGAAGAACCATTAGTTCCATTTGTACCTGAAGTTCCGTCAGTTCCATTTGAACCAGAAGATCCGTCAGTTCCAGAAGTTCCATTTGTACCAGAAGTTCCATTTGTACCAGAAGTTCCATCAGTTCCTGAAGAACCATTCGTTCCATTAGTTCCATTCGTTCCACTTGATCCGTTTAAATCATGTAATATTGACCAAGCTCCGGAATTACCGTCTTTACTTTCAATCCATTCAAAAATTAGACCATTATCAGTATAACCAAGTTCTCCGTTATAATCACCATCTGGTAAATTATCTCTATCTTGTCCGTATTTTATACTATATCCTGAAGTTCCATCAGTTCCACTTGTTCCATCAGTTCCTGAAGAACCATCAGTTCCATTTGAACCAGAAGTTCCGTTTGTTCCACTTGTGCCATCAGTTCCTGAAGTTCCGTTTGTACCAGAAGAACCGTCAGTTCCGTTTGTACCAGAAGTTCCATCAGTTCCTGAAGAACCGTCAGTTCCACTTGTTCCGTTTGTACCAGAAGTTCCATTTGTACCAGAAGTTCCATCAGTTCCTGAAGAACCATGTGTTCCATTCTTACCAGAAGTTCCATCAGTTCCTGAAGAACCGTCAGTTCCACTTGTTCCGTTTGTACCAGAAGTTCCATTTGTACCAGAAGTTCCGTCAGTTCCAGAAGAACCATCAGTACCATTTGATCCTGAAGTTCCGTTAGTTCCAGAAGTTCCATTAGTTCCGTCGGTTCCAGAAGAACCGTTTAAGTTATGTTGTTTTTCCCAAACTCCATTTTCGGCAGACCAAACCCATACGCTTCCAGTTACTGAAAAGTATAACATTTGATCATACTCTCCTTTTAATCCTAACTCATTTGGATCATCGTTAGTATTGGATTCTACACCTTTACCACCTCTACCTCCATTAACACCTGAAGTTCCATTAGTTCCTGAAGAACCATTAGTTCCATTAGTACCGCTTGTACCATTAGTTCCAGAAGTTCCATCAGTACCTGAAGTTCCATCAGTACCTGAAGAACCATCAGTTCCATTTGTACCAGAAGTTCCATTTGTACCAGAAGTTCCATCAGTACCTGAAGAACCATCAGTTCCAGAAGAACCATCTTTTCCAGAAGTTCCATTTGTTCCACTCGTACCATCTGTACCGCTCGTACCATCAGTACCATTTGATCCTGAAGTTCCATCAGTTCCAGAAGTTCCATCAGTTCCAGAAGAACCATCACCTCCGGCTTTTCCGTCAACACCTGAAGTGCCATTAGTACCGCTTGATCCATCAGTACCACTTGATCCATCAGTACCGCTTGTACCATCAGTTCCACTTGTACCGTTAGTACCAGAAGTTCCATTAGTTCCACTCGTACCATCTGTACCATTTGTACCAGAAGTTCCATCAGTTCCTGAAGAACCATCTGTACCATTAGTACCATTAGTACCATTAGTACCGTTAGTACCATTAGTACCAGAAGTTCCATCGTTACCAAATAATTCGTAACCTACTAATACTTGTGTGTCTATAGATATTTCGTTTCCATTAGCATCAAGTCCTGTTGTAGTATTCCAAAGACCTTTTATTTGAATAAGCTCTGCACCTCTGAAATTTAAACCTGTTGCAATTTGGCTGTGTAGAGTAGGCACAATAAATGTTGCTGTGCTATCTGACTTTTGATCATATAATGTTAAGAATCCAGAACCCATTGTGTTATTAACACTGTTGATTGCTTGTAATTCGGTAGCAACTGATACACCTTGTGAATTAGTTGCTGAAATATTAAATTGATATGTGTTTCCTACTATTGCGTCTTGTAAATTTACATTAATGTTTAAATCACCAGTAGACAAACTAGTTGAACTTACGTTATCTAAGTTAAATATAAGCTGGTCATTAGGAACGCCTCTGCTTCCTTCAAAGCCAGTGTCTGTAGCTGATAAATATTTTGTAATTGATGAAATGCAAAATTCATTTTGACTTAAGTCTGCACCTCCACCATATTGTATTGCATTACTAATGGACCAAAGTTTCAAAGAACTAATGTAGTTGCTTACGTTAAATATAGTATATGCGGTAGGGTCTCCTATATTTTCTATTCTGATAAAGAATTCACCTCCTATATCGGTCGAAATTATTCCTGAAGTATTTTCTGCAATTTTTATATGGGCAACGTTGTTTGCGACCGTTGTGGTTTGAAAGAAACCACTGTTAAGTAGTAGAAATTGTCCTGTATTTAGTGTAGTGTTGTATTGACCTGAAGCTCTTCTAGAATAAGAATCACATACTTGTGCACTTATACCACTTGTACCATTAGAACCAGAAGTTCCATCAGTACCATTAGAACCAGAAGTTCCGTTAGAACCAGAAGTACCATCAGTACCATTAGAACCAGAAGTTCCATCAGTACCATTAGAACCAGAAGTTCCATCAGTACCATTAGAACCAGAAGTTCCATCAGTACCGTTTGAACCGTTTGTTCCATCAGTTCCAGAAGAACCGTTTGTTCCAGAAGTACCTTGAGTCGTTCCTTGTGAACACACAACATACATTCCACCTACACTGATAGAGAAATTAGTACCAGAAGCTGGAGTTAATACTAATGATATATTAACACCTATTTTTTTTATTGAGTTTACAGTATATGTGTATGTGTCTTTTCCGCTATCAGTTATAGAAATAATTTGGCCTGTGCCTGCAGCCTGATATAATAAACCTTCGTTAGAGTTGGCTGCAACCATAATTGAGGTCACATTATTTGCAGCATTACCACTAATATTTATTGAATTTGGTGGTACTGCTGCGTTTCCTTGATTTGGAACATTTTCTAATTCTTCACATCCTCCTTGTAAACCACTTGTTCCACTTGTGCCATCAGTTCCTGAAGTTCCATCAGTACCGTTTGACCCTGAAGTCCCGTTAGTACCAGAAGTTCCATCTGTTCCACTCGTACCATCAGTTCCTGAAGTTCCATCAGTACCGTTTGATCCTGAAGTACCGTTAGTACCATTTGTACCATTTGTACCATCAGTCCCTGAAGTTCCTGGATTTCCTTGTGGTCCTTGAATAGATCCACCTGAAACCCAACCATCGCCTTCAGTCCAAACCCATAGTGAATCATCTTCTTGATTTATATACGCGTCACCGTCTGAATTTCCTTCTTGTGGTAAACGATCTTCACTATCGACATATCCTATCATTGTAATACCCCAACCGTGGTTACCATCAGTACCACTAGTTCCATTTGTACCATCAGTACCACTTGAACCGTTTGTACCAGAAGTTCCATTTGTTCCACTTGAACCGTTTGTACCTGAAGTTCCATCTGTTCCACTTGAACCGTTTGTACCTGAAGTTCCATTTGTTCCACTTGAACCGTTTGTACCTGAAGTTCCATTAGTTCCACTAGTTCCATTAGTACCGTTTGATCCTGAAGTTCCATCAGTACCATTTGATCCTGAAGTTCCATTAGTACCACTAGTTCCATCAGTACCGTTTGATCCTGAAGTTCCATTTGTACCACTAGTTCCATCAGTACCATTAGAACCAGAAGTTCCATCAGTACCATTAGAACCAGAAGTTCCATCAGTACCACTAGTTCCATTTGTTCCTGGCGTTCCACTTAAATCAAGTTTCCAATCTTCACTACCTGAATAAGATTGAGTACCTGTGTGTGATATATGTTCAAATGTTATAACACCTGTAGAAGCATTGTAAGTAGTTACTCTTGCAGTTTGAATATTTTCAGGACTAACAACTGGAGAAATAGTAATATATTCTCCACCTATATAAGATAATCCAGATTCTATTGTTAAAGAGCCATATGATTCATTAGGGCTACGGCTTTGGTTTGTTCTGTGAGCAGCGTCAAATATAGATGCGTATTTTACTGAAGTTCCTGATGTACCACTTACACCTGTTAAATTAATGTTCCAATCTTCACTACCTGTATAATTAGTAGATTTAGATATGTTATCCCATGTTATTTCACCGGTAGAACTATTATATGATGTTACTTGAGCAATATCAAACCCTTGTGGATCTATTGCCCTACTTACTATAATATAATCACCGCTTTGAAAAGATAAACCAGTCTCTACTGTTACCGTTCCCATAGAATTTCCAGCATTACCTGGATTACGATCTTCACCAAGACTATGTGGTCCATTAAATGAAGTGGCGTATTTTACATTAGTTCCATCGAGTGGAGCTGCTGTATTTTCATATTTTCCGGTGGTTGAATTATATGAAAAGTAATCTCCGGCATTGGGATTACTACTAATTAGATCTAAAATTTGCTTTATTCTTAGTTGCATGCTCTATTTAAATTTTTTCGCGTTAATGTATATATCTATTTGACAGGTCAGTTGTAGTAAATTAAAGTATTATATTTTTAATAATCCCATATACCATCATAATGACATCTTACATAAAAACCATCGTTTATTAAAAAGCCTTTACCTTCTGCTCTCACCTTTCTCCAAAAGATAGAATCTTCTGAAGCTTCACCTTTACTGGGATCTGAAATAATATCTAGCCATTTAGTGTTACAATCATGTCTATGTATTGCACCCCAAGTTGAAGACAATACATTTCCATCGGACATTTTTTGTTTTTGCCATTTACTTTTTAATCCTTTTATTTTTATAGGTTTTTCGACCGGAATAGTAATCTTTCTATGAGGATATTTTTTAATAAAAGCTATGTTATCGTACCAGTTTCCTAGAATTGCCCATTTATAATTTGCATCTGGGTTTTCTTTAACACTTCCGTTCCAATATGCTTTAATTATTTGAGCAGCTTTAGGTAATATGTAATCATCACTGTCCATATATGCTATTAAATATCCTTCTGAAATTGCTCGTGCAGCTTCTCTTGGTATGCCTCTATAATATTTTGATGATTGATCTTCAGTCGTTTCGTACATATTAGGTACAGACTTATCTACAAAAACATACGAGATGTTTTCGTACTTTTTAAAATGTTTATAGTATAGCTTATGTGTTATTTCACAATTATCACTAGCTATAACGAGCTGTGATCGTGGATCACCTATTGCTAAGAATGATTTTACTGCTCTTATAAACTTTTTATCTGAATCTGCTCTAGAACCTGGATATTCACCCAAATAACTTTGCATTATCCAACTTATATCATACTTCATAATTTTCTGTTCTATTATCCCAACCAATATGTCTAACGTAACCATCTTGATCATTAGTAGATAAGCTTACTACCATATATCCGTTATCTCTATAAAACGCATCAACTAAATGTTCTTCGTTTTTTGATTTGTAACTACCTATTAATTTATAATCGGAAACTCTTTTTAATCCAGGATTAAAACTAAATCCCATATAATTATGTACTATTCTAGGTGTTCCATCTTCGTTTATTTGACCAGTAGAATAATTAACTGGCAAAACCCTTCTAACAGCCACTCCACCTGGAAGCGTAAACACTTTATCTTCTATTTTGTTAAGGATGCCATCGGCCTTAGGTCTAATCCATGCTTGTAAAACTTTAGGTTGAGATTCTAACACTTTAATAGAATCTTCAATAAAACCTCGTTTATAAAAAAACCAATCATTTTCACAATGAAATATGTAATCACATTCATCTTTGATCATGTCATATGCTTTATCTATAGATGCTGTTTGGCCTATTTGTTTTTCATTTAAAACAATAGTAAACATTGATTTATATTTTTCTTCATTAAGTTTGATTAATTCTTCACCTATTTCTTTATCACCTGAATCTTCAATAATAATAAACCGTTCTATATAATACGTGTTGTTTAAAATAAAACTATTTAACGTATCCTTAAGAAGATCTAGTCTACCACATGATGTTAACACTGCACATACTTTATTTTCTTTATCAGATATATTAGATGTGTCTATGAATTTCTTTTCAACAAGTTCAGCGTAAAGTTTACTAATTCTATCCCCTCTTTCTTCTTCGTGATTAGATTGCACAGCAGACTCGTCAGATATAGATTGGCATTTAGGCCTTTGAGATGACCATATCTTTATTCCTGCAATATGTGCCACTGCTCCAAAATATGCATCGTCTTCTGAATAAAAACCTTCGCTTAAATCGTCTATCACATTAAATGGTAAAGATGAATTCCAGAATATGCTAGGATAAAAAACGCCTGCAAAACCTTGAGGTATATGAGCGTATTCATTTATAGCGTTTTTTACGCCATTAGCTAGTTTGTATGGAGCCTTATATAGTAATATTCCAGATGAAGTAATAATTTCATCTTTGCGATCCGTTGCTAATTCTAATAAATCAGATACTACTGCGTTTACATTATCAAACAGATGATCATCGTCTAATGTAATAATACCGTCTATGTTTAATTTATTTTCTTTGACGTATTTAATACCACCTAATAATTTAGTAGCTGGTCCATAATCTTCATCTAATATATTAACTGTAACCCCAGATAAATGCTCTATGTCTTTTATGTCCCATTCCCAGCCCTTTCTATATGTTTTGGGTAACGATAAAACTATTTGAGTACCTTGTAGATTTTCATTGATCATAGAAATTACTTGAGGTAAAGTGTCTTTAAATCTAGACGGAACAGATGTCATCGATATAATGTATTTCATAATTACTTATAAAGGTTTGTTTTCCAATCGTATTCGTACGATAAGTTATGTGTATTTTTACCGTCTACTAAATTATCTAATAATTTATTATATGTTTCTATTAGCCCTTCGTTGTATATAGTGTATCGTGTTAATACTTCTTCACATCTTTCTACATATGCTTCGTGATTTTCATCATGTGTTTCTATAACTTCTTTTAGTAGTTTAGCACCTTCTTGTATATTAAAACCTTCATAATAATATCCAGCATCTTGTATCATATGTGCATTGTGTATTACAGGAAACTGCAGATACATTGCATCTAAATACGCATAGTTTAGTGGATTATCCCATTGATGTGAAATAACAATATCTGTTTTTTGTGCTAAAATGTCAATAACATTATATCTTCCCATTAATTTAACATGTGGCCTTTCTGCTTTCCACATTTCTAAAGAAGATACTATACTTTTCCAGTATTTGTTTTTAGCCAAGCGTGCGCTGCTAATAATATTTAATTCTGCAAATTTACCACCTGATTTATGATATTCATTTGCTATTAAAGTAGGAACCATACTAAATTTAACAACATTCATATTAGGTTCATATACTGATAGTTTTATATTTTCTGCTAGTTTACCAGTTTGATATACAGGAGAACCACCTGTTTTTTCGTTGTCTTTTAGTCTAGTCATGTAATTCTCACATTCTTCATCTAAGAATAATGGATCCCAGATAAATGGTACAGGCTTTACTTTATCTTCTGATAAATTATGTAATGACATATAGTAGTGGTGATTATGAATTCCTTGTTGAGGTACGTACCATACTTCATCGATTATCTTTTGATAATATGTCTTAGTATCTTCTGTACCTTCCTTTGGAAAGATACATCGTTCCATGTCTATTACATAATTATTACCACATGCATATTTAACAACATACTTATTTGGGCCAGATTTCTTAAAATGTTCCAAAGTTGAATCCTGTAAAGAAGTACCCAACATTACTAAAACATCTACATTATTGACCTCTTTAAGATATTTTTTTATTGGGAATTTTTTATTATCCCAAACTGTTTTTTCTTCAAAATCTTTTTCGTTAACTGCGCCTTGTGTATCTAATAATATTACTTTATGACCTGCTGTTTGTAAAGCGTTCATTAGAAATATGGCATTCATTTTAATACCGTTAATCCAGATAGATTCATTTTCAGCCTGAAGGCCGAGTGTAATTCCTATATACATGTGTAAATTAATTTATTTAGCTTAAGTTATATATCTTCGTAAAAAAAGGGCCTCAGTTTCCTGAGGCCCTTAAAGTTTGCCTACAAATTAGACATTTAAATAATCACTTATGATTATGCTTCGATAGCTTGAACGTAAAGTACGTCGCTGATTTCATAGTCATAACCAATGTTATTCAATGTGAAAGTTTGACCGTCAGCTGAAGACCAACCGTGATCTGCATAACGACCTTCTACTTTTCCTTCTACAAAAGGTTTGATAGTGTGACCATTGATGTGTACGTGAATATCATCATTGGCACCAAATCTTACCGGTGTTGCTAGTGTAAATGTAACTTTATCTACAAAGCCAGCTTCTTGATGTAGCATTTTATCAGATAATCCTAGAGCTGCAACATCACCTTGAAGTGCACTAATCTCAGCATCAGTAGTCACTATCTCAGAACTTAACGCAGTAGATACTAAATCTAACTCGTCATTTAAATCTTTGATAGTAGAACCACCTGCTACTAACTCTAATGAGTCAATAGAAGCATTAATTAATACGTCAGCAGCTTCAAGTGCGTCAACTGAATCTTGAAGATCGTCGATCTCACCGTCTGTAGCTACAATCTCAGCGCTTAATGCAGTTGAAATTACAGTATCAATACGCTCTAAAGAGTCAATTGATGCGTTAACTACAGCTAATGCGTTAGTTAAATCTAAGTCACCTACGGTGTCTACAGAGTTAACGTATGCAATAACTTCAGCGAATTGATCTAAGTCAGCAGTTGCACCCTGTAAGATAGAATCCACTCTCGTGTCGTTATCTAAAACAGAAGCAGCTAAGTTAGCGATGATATTACCACCAGCTAATGACTCTAATGAGTCAACTGAAGCAGTTAATGCTAAGTTGTCATCATCATTAGCTCCAAGTTGAGTGTAAATCTTGGTGATATCACCAGCGTTAACACCAATTGAACTAGCGTTGTTAGCAATAGAAGTACTTTGATTTGTATCAACCGTTTCTAATGAATCAACACTTAAAGCTAAGTCAGCAGTTACAGTACCACCAGCAATCAACTCTAATGATTCAACTGAAGCTTCTAAAGCATCAACTTCATTACCAGTAGATGTTGCTTCGTTTGCCAAAGCAGTAGAGACAGCAGATATGCTAGCAGCATTGTTTGAAATCAACGTTGCATTCTGATCTGAATCGTTGTCAATCAAACCTTGTACATAAGTTCCGATATCACTAATTTGTTTTACTTTTAATCTTGCCATGTTATATGTTTGTTTATTTAGGCCTAAAGAAGCATTATTGCCTCCTTGTAATACTATATATCAAAACAAAGGCCTGCAATTAGTTAGATTGCAGGCCTTTTTATAAAAATATTAGGATATTCTTTTATTAGCTAATGTCTAATGAAGACGCCTGATAAATAATGTCTATTTCGTCAGTTGGATCTAATTCGAATTCAGCAATTGAACCATTCCAATAAAGCGTATCGCCAGCTGAAATGTTTGCAATTGCTTTTACAGTTATTCCGTCATCACTTGAGAAATAACACGCTTCATCTTTTGCAGCATCTCCTATATTGGCACCTAATCCATTGACAGTTATTATAACTGCACCATCCGAAAACGGTGAATATGTTATTTGAATTCCTGTTGAATCTCCGTCAGCTGAAGTAGTTAAAGGCGCTTTATCTAAATCTTCTTTAACATCTACACCTGTCGCTTCTAATCCTGAACCACCTTCAGATTCTATTAATAACAAATAAGGTGTTCTACCATTTTTAGAAGATACTACTCCACTTTGATTAATATATCCACCTGCTAGCGGTGAACCATCTATTTCTATAGTTCCGCCTGAATTTCTAGTTAGTGTTAGTGTAGATGCTCCTAATGTAGCATTCATTGTTAAACCTGTAAATCCACCTGAACCTACAGCGTTTGCTCCAAATCCATTAGAAGATAAATTAGTTAAGAATATTCCAGTTGCTGTACCAGTTGTACTTATCTTAATAGCTTGGCCGTTATGATCTGTTGAATCATATAATTCTACTACTAAATCTAAATTACCGCTTGAGATAGCATTTGTGAATGCAGCTAAAATAGCAGTCGCAGACATTGCGTCATATGCTCCACCGTATATAGTAATATCTGGTGTATTAAATGTAATTGTTACCGGTGCATTTACTCCATCACCTATCGTAATAGAAGCCAAAGAAGATGGTGTTTGACCAACTTCTCCAACTATATTAAGCATATCTTGACCTGTAATACCATGATCACTTTCTGTATATGCTAATGTGTTTCCTTCTGCATTAATTTCTCCAGGAGCCTGTGTAATGGCAGCGCTAACAAATGTTTCGTTAGTTTTCGTGTTTAATAAATCTTTAAATGCCGTAACATCTGCAACAGTGTCTCCGTTAGGTCCGTCAAATACAGTAATTCCATTAATTTCAATTAAATCGTTTGATGAAGGATTTATACTCGATGTAATGTTTACAGTAGTTGCTATTTTATTATTCAAATGCATAAATACTGATTTTCCACCTGTTGCTGTTGTAATTTCACCAGCATTATTAACATCTGTGTAATATACATCTCCAGGATTTCCTGTTAAACTTTCAGCCTCGGCGTACTCTCTAACTATATCGTTAAATGGTTTTACAAAAATATCTTTGCCACCTCTATATACATCTACCACAATACCTACTTTAACTTCAGAAGAATTAGGTGTTCCATATTTAGCTAGTTTACCATTAGTGTCTATCGACACGATATCACCCTTTCGTAAATCACTTGCAATGTTTTGTGTAAATTTAACTCTATCATCTTTTTCATTTAAACTAAATCTAGATTGAACTTTTTGTAAACCTTGTGTATAGAATGGCGCTCCTGCAAAAACCGGCTCTCCTTCTGGGTTTAAAGAGAATATTCTAATTTGTTCGTTTAATTCTATTGTATTAGAAGAATATAGTCTATAAGACATCATATCTACATCTTCAACAGTACATGAAAAAGAATCAGAGGACTTAGCTGTGATTTCAGATATTTTAAGAATTGTATTACCATCGGTATTTGAAAGAAACATACCTTCTGTTACATCTAATGCGTTATATGCATTAGGCTCTCTAGTACTTGCGTCACCATGCGTCTGAGGTACTATAGAACTTACAGTTATCGTATATGTAGAATATTGATTAGCTAAACCTAATCCATCATTTTCACCATATAAACTTTGTCCTGTCCATCCAGTGATAGAACCTTGTAATGTGATTGGAGTTAATGTTGTCATGTTTATTTTTTGTCTGTTTTATTAAAATGTGAATATAATATATGCGTGTGCTTCTCTTGTTGGGAAACCTTGTCTTACGTAATCTATATTTGATTTAGTTAAATCTAATTTTATAGTAGCATTTGAAAATGTGTTAAAAATGTCACTTGTAAATTTATCTGAATCCGGGGTTTGTGTCATTGTAGCATTAGCTATTATATATTGTTTATCGTCTCCGCCTCCGTTTAGACTTGTTATCTTGTATTCAGAAGTAATCATATTGGAAGCTAAGATAACAATACTGCTTGGCGCTGAGCGCTCCTTTCCAAATGTAAATTCAGCAAACTTTTCACCGTTTCCACCAGCCGATGTACCAGCAGTAATACCACTTCCAAATGCTGGACCACCGTTTCCACTGTTTGGGTCAACCATAGTAATAGATTCAATTTCTTCAGCTACAGTAAATGTAACATACGCTACATATTTTGTAGGCCCACTGGATGTTGGATTTGAGTTTAGTAAATCTGTTTCTACCCAACAATCAGCAGCTTCACCAGTAACTGGCACGTCTTCATAAACCATACCGGAACCTGGTCTAAAACTACCTTGATCGCTTTTAATTCCATCAGTTTCTGGATGTAATAATCGAGCTCTATCCCATTCAGGTAAAGCATTAAATTCTTCTAGCGTACCATCACCATTATTACCAAAGTAACCCTTAGGCAATAGCTGATAATGTTTTTGTGTTTCGAGTACGTATACTAACATACCGATACGTCTTCTACCAGAAGAAATACCATCAAAGTTCATTGAAAACCCATTATTTGCACTAAGCTTAGTGTGAATGGGTATATTATTCCTGTCTTCAATGGTTGGCATTTCAGTAATACCGCCAATCATGTTAAACGAGTGAAGTGCACCACCTTGATCTGTGTTATCAGTAGGCGCAAAGAAATTACCATAAGGTATTTCACCTGCGTTGTAATTTAGTTGATCTGGTTGAATGTAAGCCATAATTATTATTTGTTTTATATTTTATTAAAAGTTAAATATTATATAAGCGTGTGCTTCTCTTGTTGGGAAACCCTGTCTTACGTAATCTATATTTGATTTGGTTAAATCTAATTTAACTTTATTATTTTCAAAGCCTGTCCATATATTACCTGTGAAATTAACATCATCATTAGGACTTGTCATTGTAACATTGGATATTATATATTGTTTATCATCACCTCCACCATTTAGTGAAGTTATTTTATATTCATTTGTAATCATATTGGATGCTAACGCTGCGATTGAAATTGGAGCTGTTTTTTCATTTCCAAATACAAACTCAGCAAACTTTTCGCCATTACCTCCAGCAGATGTAGAAGTAGTTACATTACCAGTTGCAAATTGTGCATCCGAGTTAGGATCAACCATTGTTATTGTATTAATCTCTTCAGCTGCGGTAAACGTAACATACGCTAAATATTTGGTACCTCCTTGGCCTACAGCATCACCCCATGTTACTGAATAATCGTCTGAGCCTGATTTTACAAGAGCTTGACCATCTACACCACCGACTGGTACACCAGCGCCATCGTTTCCTGAAGCACCTTGTTCACCTTGTTCACCTTGATCACCTTTGTCACCCTTAAGACCTTGAATACCTTGCGCACCGTTATTTCCTTGTGGCCCTTGTGGTCCAAGATCACCTTTAGCACCATCGTCACCTTTAGCGCCATCGTCACCTTTTTCACCTTGATCTCCTTTAAGACCTTGTTCACCTTGATCACCTTTAGCTCCATCAAAACCTGAAGAACCATTTGGTCCTGCAACACCTTGATCACCTTGATCACCTTTAGCACCAGTTTCACCTTGATCACCTTTAGCACCAGTTTCACCTTGATCACCTTTAGCTCCATCAAAACCTGAAGAACCATTTGGTCCTGCAACACCTTGATCACCTTGATCACCTTTAGCGCCCACTAAAGTAGCTAGCCATTCTGTTTTACTAAGAGGGAAATCTTCTCCATTTGCATATACTCTATATGCAGAATCGCCATCTTCACCTTTTTCACCTTGATCACCTTTAGCTCCATCAAAACCTGAAGAACCATTTGGTCCTGCAACACCTTGTTCACCTTGATCACCTTGATCTCCTTTAAGGCCAGTTTCACCTTGATCTCCTTTAAGACCAGTTTCACCCTGATCTCCTTTAAGGCCAGTTTCACCTTGATCTCCTTTAGGTCCAACATCACCTTTGGCGCCTTGTAAACCTTGATCACCTTTAGCTCCATCAAATCCTGAAGATCCATTAGGTCCTTGATCACCCTTTTCACCTTGATCTCCTTTAGGTCCAACATCTCCTCTAGGTCCAAAGTCTCCTCTTTCTCCTCTTTCTCCTTGAATGCCATTAATACCTGAAGATCCGTGTGTACCATTAATACCTGAAGTTCCATTAGCACCATCTCTACCCGAAGATCCATCGTTACCTCTTTCACCAGATAAACCTGAAGATCCATGTGTACCATTAATACCTGAAGTTCCGTTAACTCCATTTATACCTGCAACACCTTGTGCTCCATCTCTACCTGAAGTTCCGTTAGCTCCACTTTCACCTTTAGATCCAGTAAGAGATGTGATCCAATCGCTTTCATTTAAATAGTCTGTGTTACCATTATCATTAAGCCATTTTTGAACATACGCTTGATACGCAGATAGTCCTGTATTTCCTAAATTACCTTGAGCACCTTGGGCACCATCTACGCCAGAAGATCCCGAAGATCCCGAAGATCCTGAAGATCCAGAAGTGCTTGGTTCTCCACCTGCTAATGTAAGTTTAAGTGATCCATTACCTAAGTCATTTGCTATAATTCCACCTTCATATTCGAAACCTGTAATATCTTCATATAATACACCGCCTATACTAACTGCACTTCCTGGTTTTGTATATGCATCTGCAAAAAGTCCTAAGCTATCGCCAATTTCAATTTTATATTGATCATTACCAGGTAACTTTGAGCTGTCATTCCAAGAAACTTCTAATAATATAGCATCATGTATATCAGATGTTGAATTATTACTAGCATCACTTGTGTTTTGATCTATTCTAGACCAATTATTAATTTTTAATAAGGAATATTCGCTATTGTTTAAAACGTTTGTTAGATATAAAACTGCGTTAGTCCCGTCATCCAATAACCTATCTTCTAATACACTTTCTATAAATCCGTTTCTGTATCCTTTATCATCTGTTATACTAAATTTAATTTTAGTAATACCCATTGGATCTTCTGAATTGGGAATTAATTCACCGTGTGAAACACTGTCTAATACGTTAAATGATTTTACTGAATATATTGGTGCAGGTAAAGTAAATCTACTGGCAACAATGCCGCCACCTACATTTTGACCAGCATCAAATATATTTGCTGTTTTAATTTTAGGAAGAACCAGTTCGTTAATACTTTGTTTAACTATAAATCTAACGTAAAGTTCTCCATTAATATTGTTATCAGATAATTGTAGTAATGCTGATTCCTCTGGAGTTAAAGATATTGATACTTCACCTTGTGTATCTGAATTCGGTAAACCATATGTCAGTGTGTTGTCAGATTTTTTAATAACCTTAACAACGTTTGAATTTTGATCGCTTATTTCTGCTGTAATCTCTACTGCGTTATGTACGTTTAGTTGATTTCCTATAAAGTTTTTATAAATTATAAAGTTAAAGCTCTGTGCTTGTCCTCTAATAATTCGTCTAACTTCAGGTAAAACTACAATAATGTCCTGATTAGAAGCTTGTGGCATAATATTCGTTTATATATTTTGTTTCTGTATTATATATCAAAGTTAAAATGAGTAGTCTCTTCTAAGCATGTTAAATATGAGACTGGTAATAACAGTAATGGCGTGACCTTCTATATTAACGTCTATATCTAATTCGGATTTGATTAGTATTTTATCAGATTTTTTTTGAACTATCTCTTCTAAACTTTCGAAATAATCGTCTTGATTCCATTCTTGTGTTTTAATATGTTGTAATTTAAATTCTTTCCAAGATGTTACAAAGTTCTTTATAGGTTTATTAAAATAATATATTAATAATTTATTATCTTTTGTCTTTAGAAAAACAAAACCATCGGCTAAGAAGTATTTTTTATCTGCAATATAGCTTGCCTTTAAATTAACTTCTATCTCTCTCCATATTTCTCTACATGTTGCGTGTAATTCTTCAAACCTATCGATAGCAGAGTCTACTAATTTATCCATTAATTGACTTTGCTCCACAGATTCTTCGTCAGTTGAAAAAACAAAACTAAGAGGTCCCCAATCACCAGCGATTGTTTTGGTATCCTCTTCCGTTATTTTGATTGCGTCATATCTATAAAGATAATCTAAAGTAGAATCTACTTCAAATAATACAGATAATAATTTTTGATCTAACAGCATGTTCTTAAGTGACTTAACATGCGCTAGCATTTTATAAGTTCTATACTCTAGATCTTCTGGGCCCTTACTTGCCCACTCTGGTAATTTGTATTTACTTTGCATGAATTATTTATCATAGTTAACCATGCATAAGTTCAAATCATAAGAAAATGTTTTTATAATTTTCTATTAAATAAATTGCGTGTCTTTCAGCATCATCTAGATTATAGAATACCCTAAAAGATTTAGGTACATCTTTTATACTGGTTCTGCCTGATCGCCTATGTACGATAAAGAATGTAGATCTTCCTCTGTAATCTAATTTTTGAAGAATTCTTATTCTTTTTGAGAATTTCACTACTTTTTAGCCCCTTTCTTCTTAGGTCTTTCTTGTAGTTCAATTACTTCTTTTTCTAAATCTTTAATAGAATCTTTTGTAGTTAATCCCCATTGTAAGATAAACCAACTCATTTCCATCTCTGCCAATTTTTTTGACATTCTAAGTTTTTTTCTAATAAGATCCGTTCCAACTTTCATGAACTTATGTTCATTTTCTCTAGTGGTTGGAAAATTCATGTACCAGTTTGGGTCCTGCTTTACGTCTTCGTACGTTTTGTTGTGAGGTTCAAGTTGAAGATTTATTAATTCTACAAATACCTCTTGAATCTTTTCTCTACGTTGCATTTTGTTTTTATTTAATTTGTGGCTTGATGATTTCATCAATAATCCCGTATTTTTTGGCTTCTTCTGCATTTAACCAAAAATCTCTAGTTGCATCGTTCTTAACCTGCTTTGCTGTCTTACCACAATATGAACCTAATAAAACGAATAATTCATCGTTAACTTTTTGCCATTCTGCCCAATCAACTTCAGCATCTTGAATATTACCACTAAATCCACCCGATGATTGATGCAACATTGTTGTCGAGTGTCTAAGCGATGATCTTTTACCTTTAGTACCTGCTCCTAACAAAACAGAGCCCATAGAAGCTGCCATACCTGTGTTAACAGTTTTAATATCACATGGAATGTAATCCATTACATCCACCATAGATAGCCCAGATTTCACTGAACCACCTGGAGAATCAATATGCATTGTAATATCGTCTGTACTTGTATTACTAAGAAACATTAACTGTGCTTGTACAATTGTAGACATTTGATCATTTACTGGTCCTGCTACCCACAGTAATCTATCGGCCATTAATCTTGAGAAGATATCCATTTGAGTAACTCTCATTTCTCTCTCTTCTAGAATGTATGGTGTCATCGAGCTTTCTATTTGTTGTTTAGCACGATGCATATTTAATGAGCTAATATTATGATCACTCATTGCATACTTTTCAAATTCTCTTCCGTAATTCATTTTTTAATATTTAATTATTATACGTTAAACTTTTGTTTTGTTTATCGTGCTTCTATTATTTTAAGCATGTCTTTGATTAAAGTACATGTTTCATACTCTTCTATTTGTAAAAAGTATTCGTTAGCTTTATTTAAAGACTTAACGAAACCTGATTCAGGCAATTGCATTTCATATTCTACTCCGTCATCATCTATAAGAACCACTAATATTTTTGACTCAGGTCTTGATTCTATTGTGTTGAGTATAAATTCAACCATTCTTCTATAGAATATATCATATTTACTCATTAAAACCTTATCTAAATCTCCTTTAAGTAAATGCCTAGGATCGATGTATATTTTTATAGGTTCTTTCATTTCTTTAATCATATTCTTATATTATATATTAGATTTTAAAATAGTCTTCTAGGATTTCTTTATAGTCTTGTCTATTTGACTTAGGTTCGTGAGTTATTATGTCATCTATTCTTGCTATAAATTCTTTGCCTATTTTTGTTAATGAAATCTCATTAAGCTCTGAATTATAATCTATAAATTTATCTTTAAGTTCAAATGTGTGACCTTTACCAGTTGACACTCTGTTTGCTTTTATTTCTTCTGCTAAATTAAAATGTCTTTCATAAAAATGAATGTTATCTGCAAAGTGGTGGTAGATACCTAACTCTAATTCTGGATATTCTTCTTTAAGAATTAGATAAACTGATTGGTGTAAGAATGAAAAGAATGGAGCATCAAATGTAAGACCGTAAAATATGTCATTAGATCTCATTTGAATCTTCATGTTTAATTTATTATTTCTAATAAAGAAATTGGCATACATTGTACATACAAAATCCTTATTGCCTTCAAATTGAAATTTAGGTTGATTAAAGAACATAATAGCTTGTCGGCTATTTTTATCTTTTAGTAATGAATCTACTGCCCAACCAAATTGTTCTTTATTAAAAACTAAAGAGCCGTAATTAGAATTGATTTCGTTTGTATTTGGATTTGTTATGTTAGACCAAAATCCTGAGAATTGGCCAATATAATCTACATCTCTATCTTTTTTTAAGTACCATGCCATTTCACCTGCTAAGTATTTCCAATTAAAACCTCTTGCATCAAAATCTGCGATAGGTTTTGTAGGATCAATGACTATGTGGCCGAATTGTAATTCTTTTACTTTAAGATCTCTTGGCTGTGATACATCACCATTTGATTCGATGTCTATAATTGTATCAATAAATTGATTTGAAAAATTCATATGTGTTGTTTTTAAACCTTATAAAGGTTATATGACTACTTGACAATTAGTTTATCCTCTGACTTATCTTTTGTTATTGTTATAACATCACCTGATTTTTTAAGACCATCTAATATCATATCTGCTACAAGATCTTCAACATATTTTTGAATAGCTCGTTTAACTGGACGTGCACCAAATTTAGGATCATATCCCTCTTTTGCTAAAAAGTCTTTTGCTACCGCAGTGAATTTAAAAGAATATCCTTCTTCTTCCATTCTTTCGATAAACTTATTTAATTCTAATGTTACAATTTTTATAACATGATCCTGTTTTAATTGATCGAATAAAATTAAATCATCTAATCTATTTAAAAATTCAGGACTAAATTTATTTTTAAGTTCTTTTTTGATGATAGCTTCTTTCTTAGCTTTCTCTTGTGCAACATTAGACTCGCTTGCGAATCCAATTCCAGTTCCAAAGTCAGATACCTTTCTAGCTCCAACGTTTGACGTCATGACAATTACAGTGTTTGTAAAATCGACAGTACGTCCATTAGAATCTGTTAATCTACCTTCGTCAAGTACTTGTAGTAATGTGTTAAACACATCTGGATGAGCCTTCTCGATTTCGTCGAATAGAACTACAGAATATGGCTTGCGTCTCACAGCTTCAGTTAACTGACCTCCATCTTCGTGTCCAACATATCCTGGAGGCGCTCCTGTCAATCTACTAACAGTAAACTTTTCCATATATTCAGACATATCAATTCTGATCATAGAATCTGAGTCACCAAATAAGTATTCAGATAATGCCTTTACTGTTTCTGTTTTACCCACACCAGTTGGTCCTAAGAACATGAATGATCCGCTTGGTTTATTGTGACTAGCAACACCAGTTCTAGATCTTTTAATTACTTGAGAAAGTGCTTCTACTGCAGAATCTTGACCAATGATATTAGCTTTAATTTCTTTAGACATATTTTTGATCATTTTTAGATCATCAGTGCCTAACTTATTAATAGGAATTCCTGTTTGCATAGAAACAGTTTCTGCAATATCATTAAATGTTACAGCTCTTTTTTTAGATTTTAAAGAAGATTCCCATTTATGCGTTTCTTTTTGAATTACACTTTCTAAAGATATTTGACCATCTCTATGGCTTGCAGCTTTCTCATAATCTTGTTCTTCAACTGCAGCTTTCTTATCCATCTTAACTATTTCTAGTTCTTTTTCTAAGTTTTTAATTCTAGCAGGAATTTTAACTTCTAATAGATGTGTACGCGCACCAGCTTCGTCCAAAAGATCAATAGCTTTATCTGGTAACTCACGTTGTTTAATATAACGTTCACTTAACTTAACACACGCTTCTATTGCATCATCATCGTATATGACTGAGTGATGCTCTTCATAATTACCTTTAATTCTATTCAGAATCTCAATAGTGTCTTTGACTGAAGGCGCATCTATAAATATTTCTTGAAATCTACGAGTTAGCGCTCCATCATCTTCGATATTTTCTCTATACTCGTCAATTGTAGTTGCACCAATACATTGGACTTGACCACGTGCTAATGCTGGTTTTAAAATATTTGATGCATCTAATGCACCACTAACTCCACCTGCACCAACAATAGTGTGAATTTCGTCAATAAACACGATAACATTATCAGCACCTTTCAGTTCGTCAACAATGTTTTTCATTCTCTCTTCAAACTCACCTCTATATTTTGTACCTGCTACGATTGTAGTCATGTTAATAGAAATTAGTCTTTTGTTTAAAAGAACACGTGCAACTTTCTTATTTACAATGCGTTGCGCAATTGCTTCTACTATTGCTGTTTTACCCACACCTGGATCACCTAAAATAATAGGATTATTCTTTTTACGTCTAGCTAAAATCTGACAAATTCTATAGATCTCTTTATCTCTACCGATAATTGGATCTAATTTGCCTTCTGCTGCTAATAAAGTAAGATCTTCTCCAAATTCATCTAAGAATGGAGTTGCTTTCTTTTTATTACCCTTTCTACCTTTTTCGTTTTCGTAACCGTCTGCTGCTAATGACATATAGTTTATTTAGTTATGATTATTTTATATTATAGATGTTATATGTATCGAACTCATTTAGTTTACGATTCCATCGGCTGCGTAACATCCTGGTAAAAGTTCAGGTTTACATCTAGCTTTAAACCCTAAAGATTCGACGTAACCTACTGCTGCTTTTACTAATTTATTTGAGCCATATTGTGGATCTATATTGTAGTCTAAATCTATAGTATCAATTTCTATACCATGTTCTCTTAAATAGACTGCAACTTCTACTGATTTTTCTGCCTCTTTCCATAATCTGGTCCACATGTCTTTAATTACTGGAAATGTTTCTTTTTTATATATTACATGGCATCCTGTTGACGCAACGTGAAAAACTACAGTCGTTGCATAAATAGTTTGATCAGCTTTAGTTTGACTATCACATCCCAAATATATTTTAACATCAAATCCCATATGCTGATCAAGATATTTTTTAACATATGATTGCAATTCAAATTCTGGGAAACCTGTTAGTTTTTTAAATTTCATTACGACATATTTAGAAATTTGTTTCGGATTCTTTGCGGTATTTGTCGTGATATTCTGTAATCTTTTCTACCGCTTCTTCTGCTGTATCTACTACTCTAAATAGATCAAAATCTTTTTGACTTATTGCACCGTGTTCCCATAAAGTATTATGCATCCAATCTACTAGGCCTTCCCAATACTTTTTACCTACAAGAACAATAGGATATTTTACATTATGTCCGCATTGTGCAAGAGTGATGGCTTCAAATAATTCGTCTAATGTTCCAACTCCACCTGGAAATATTACAAAAGCTTGAGAATATTTTAAGAACATTACCTTACGAGTAAAGAAATATCTATTCTCTACACCAAGATCTACATACTCATTCATGCTAGCCTCGAATGGTAATTCAATACCAACACCGATTGATTTTCCATCTGCGTTATGAGCACCTTTATTAGCAGCTTCCATAATACCAGGACCTCCTCCAGTAATTACACCAAAACCAGCCTCGACTAATAATCTTCCTACCTTCTCTGCTTCTTTATAATAGTGGTTAGTTGATAATGTTCTTGCACTTCCAAATACAGAAACGCAGGGTCCGTTTAATTCATTAAATGTATCAAATCCTTTGGTGAATTCACCTTGAATTCTCATAATCTGCCAAGCATCTTCGCTTTTATTACGCATGTTCTAAATTTTAATTAAATTATCTATGTATGTTATACATAAAAAACGTATTTAGTTTACTGTTTATTTTTTAGATTTAAAAGATATATTACCCTAAATAAATGATATGTTGATAGTATTGGTATTTGTACAGCTTCAAATATAAATAGACTTTCTTCAGATTTTAAAAATAATAGAGGATATGCTATTAGCGATATTATTCCAAAGAATCTAAATCTTTTATCGCCTATCATATTATATGTAGACAATATAAAGAATAAAATAGCCGCAGTATTGTGTATAAATCCCCAATCACTATTATTAAAACAGGCTATAATAACTAATAAAAAAGCTGGTAGTTTCCATTTATGGTTTCTATGTAACCATAATCCTAAAGATACACCTATTGTTATTATCGGGAAAACTATGGGAATTAAGTTATGATAATCGCTATAACTATTTTCTATTCCCAATAATAAAGGTAAACATATTGTATACAATAATGCGTATGCACAAAGTGCAAACCTTAACCACAATCTCTTCATACTCTACTGAGATTTTATTTTATAATTAATTAAATCTGAATCCTACGAACCAAAGATCAATTCTCAAGAACCAGCGTCCTTGATTTTTACCGAAGCCAAACCTCAACATTCTATTATCTTGATCTAGTATTATTTTATGTATTCCTTTTTTATTTTTGTTCATTAATTAGATAGCGGAGCTTTAATGCTTGGGTGATATTTATAGTCATGTACTTCATAATCAAATTCACCATCCAATATATTTACATTCTTAAATGAAACTTTAGGCAAATCATAAATTTCTCTAGAAATCTGTTCCATTGCTTGATCTACATGATTAGAATATAAGTGTACATCACCTAAGTTTCCAATTAATTGATCTGGAATCATATCAACTTCTTCTGCAATCAAACACAAAAGTGCTGCATAGCTAGCAATATTAAATGGAAGACCTAAGAATGTATCTACAGATCTTTGGTTCCACATTAAAGAGATTGCTCTGTATTTCCCAGGATTAACAATCTTTTCTTGTCTAGTAGTTTTTCTTGTGTAAACCTGAAACCCATAATGACATGGTGGTAAGGTCATTTCTGATAACTCACCTACATTCCACGCCGATACCATCAATCTCCTACTATTAGGATTTTCTTTTATATTTTTAATTAGTTCTTTGATTTGGTCTTTACCACCTTTGTTTATCTCACCTGCGACTGGTGACCAATCTCTCCATTGTTTACCATATATAGGACCTAATTCACCCCATTTTTCAGCAAACTCATCGTCAGTTTTAATTAATTCTATGAATCTCTCCATAGACGTGCTTTCGTCAGTGTAATAGGTAAAGCGTTTATATGCATCGCCATTCCAAATATTACAGCCATTGTCTACTAAATATTTAATGTTAGTATCTCCTCTTAAGAACCACTTTAATTCTGTCATCATAGTTTTGACCGCCATTCGTTTTGTGGTTAGTAAAGGAAACCCTTGTTTCATATCGTGTCTTATTTGTCTACCAAATATAGATAGTGTCCCTGTTCCTGTACGATCATCTTTAGATGTTGAATTATGTAAGAGTGAACCTAACAGTCCACGATATTGTTCTTCTATGCTACTCATTTATTATTATATTATATGCAACTAAAATATCGATCTCCTCTGTCACATAAGAATGTAACCACGATTCCAGTTGGATCATTATCTTCAATCCATTTTTCAGCGGCCAATATATTTGCGCCTGCCGAAATGCCAACAAATATTCCATGTTCTTTAGCAAGTTGCTTTGCTCTTGATTTGGCATCTTCAGTTTTAATTCTAGTAACTTCACTGACAGCTTTCATATCTACTAAGAATTTACTACCATCACCAATTCCCTGAATTCCATGCAAACCAGGTTCTCCACCACTCATGACTGGAGATTCATCAGGTTCTACTGCAACTATTTTTAAACCTGGCCAATATTGTCTCAATTCTTTTTCACATCCCATTAGAGTTCCACCAGTTCCCGTTCCAGTAACTAAAGCTTGTACATATCCTAGATTATCGTCTTGTCCATGAAACGTTTTTACAATTTCACGTGCAGTACCTATCTCATGCGATTCTATATTTAGTGGATTGCCAAATTGATTGCAATTAAACCACCCATTCATTTCACATAATTCATCCCTAAGTGCAATGGCATCATCGAAAGCTCCAGCTTCTACTTCAATAAGTGTTGCTCCATAAAGTTCTAGAGTTTTCTTACGTTCCATTGACATGTTGTTAGGCATAATGATAACACATTGATATCCTCGTTCTGCTGCTAACCATGCAAAGCTAACGCCCATATTTCCAGAAGTGGCTTCGCATATAGTTCCACCTGGTAATAGAGTTCCATTTCTTTCGGCTGTGTTAATAATGTGTGATGCCGGTCGATCTTTAATTGATCCAGTTGGGTTGAATAGTTCTGCTTTAGCCCAAAGTTTTTTACCGATTTGTATCATAGGTGTATTGCCTATGTGATTGCTGAGTTGTGTTCTGTTTTTTAAATTCAACGTGATACTGTGTTAATTTAGTTTGATATATTTCTTTCTGTTTTGTATATACATTTGACCTGAAACTGGCTCTAATAATTCTCTGCCCATCATGTCATATTTTTTATTATCATTTAATTGATCTAATATCAACTCTTCAATACCAACTGTGTTGCTATCATATATAGACACCCACTCATTTCCGTTGTATGCAATAGAATCGCACGTATAGCAATATTCTATAATCTGATTAAATCCTGGCACATACCAGAATTCAGTAGAGATACAAACCTTTAATGTATCTGACATATTGATTAGTGGAAAATAACCTGTCATGCCATTATCTGGATAACAAGCAGTTGCATCACATACTTCCCAAATCACTACTACTGAATCTACAGGTGACATCATTGCATCTGTAGTGTCTAACGTTATCGATAATCCATTTACTGGATATTGTGTCCAACCAAGTGAATCACATGTTACTAATTGATTTTGTGCTTGTAGTTGTAAGCCGAGCAAAACCATTGTCATCATCATAATCTTCTTCATCTTCTCTCTCTTTTATTTATTATTAAAGTATTTTGCTAGTATATGTGCTGACTTGTAGTTGGTTGCTAGTGGTACTTCATGTACGTCACATAACCTCATCAGCATTGAAATATCTACATCATGTGGGTGTTTGTCTAATGGATCTCTAAAGAATATAACTCCATCTATTTCACCACGAGTTACCATAGCTCCGATTTCAGCGTCGCCTCCCATTGGTCCACTTGCTACTAACTCAACCTCTAAGCCAGCATGCATGATCATAGTTCCTGTGGTTCCTGTTCCTACTAAAGAAACTTCTTTACGTTTAAAGAAATCCATTCTTTTCATTACAAAGGCAACCATATCTGCCTTTTTGCCGTCGTGTGCTATTAGTGCTAGTTTCATATTAATCCCACCATTTTTGTATATTATGTTCTATCATGTCCCATGCAATTTTATGAGCGCGTCTTTGTTTATGTTTACATTCGTGTAACATAGCTTCTCTGTCTTCTGCAATCAATAATAGTTCAGTATCTGTATAATCTTTTTCAAACTCTTCGTGCATTGTATAATATGGATCACCATTATTATCTAATTCATTAGTCTCTTTAAAACTAAAGTCAGATGCTCCATACTTTTCTTTAATTTCATCCACGTATGCAGTTGCATAATCCTCATCGTACACCTTAGTTAACAGTTCTATAGTTGAGCGAATGCGTGCTGCATTTTTCTTAGCTTCCAATGAGTAAGCTTGATCACTCTCTAAAAAGTCTGCAGTTCTGGAAAGTTGGTAGGTAAAAAGATCCACTGCATATCGATAATCCCAATCGTATCCTCGCCACACATGTGGTATAAAGCTAATAAATCTGCTAATTTTTCTAAACAAACGTCTCATTAGTTACTCAGATCTAAATGATTTCACCATAGAGACTGATCTACTAGTACATCGCCAACAGAGTGCTCGGTCGGTACGTTCGTCTACATCCATAGTTTCTAAACATGGACCATCTTCGGGTGCATACTCGCCCCACTTTGAGTTTTCAGGGTCATGGTTCATGCATTTAATAGTCTTCATTCCTTTTCGTTTGTTGTCCTTGGTCATAGAGTTCTCTCTTTATTTAGGTTTACTATTATATAAAGCTAGATTGATTAGTTTCATTCTCATAGGTCTTATTAGGGAAATTTAGGAAAATTCCCAGAAGCAAGGGAAAATTCAGTACCACATGTTCGCGCGTATACCATTAAGGTCACTCCCCTGGCCTCGCTGGCCCATATCTGGTCCTCGGTCCTCTGAGATACCGGTGTGGTTGGTCCTCCCCCGGGGGCGCGCGATTCTTTTAATAGTCCAGTGACCAGAGTTCGCGCGTGAGATGGGTTCCACATGAAGTCTCTGGTCTCTGAGTTCTCGGTGTACTTTCATGTACTCTAAGCATCTGATGGTTATATCTAAAGGTTATTGTAATTACATTCTGGTCTCTGAGGTCCATTGCTAGTCTATGTGTATCTGGGTACCCTAGAGCTTCATCTTCACCGCGCGCGCATAGTGCGTTTAAGTTTAACCAGTCCGCGATCATTTTGAGATCGCGTTGGTACGAGATTAGGGCCTGGAGGCTCTCTTCCCCGGGGGCCCACTATTTTTTTCGCTCTCA